ATGTCCAACCGCTATGCCACCATCATCATCGACGATGACGGCCACGAGATCGTCAGCGCCATCGGCCTGTTCGAAGGCATTGCTCCGCAGGCGCGTATCGGCCGCGTCGAGCCGGTCGCGCCGGGCGTGCTGATCGGCATGATCCGCGGCGGTCCCGTCGATGCGATTGGCGGCTTCGGCTTTCCGCGCGGCGCGCACGACGGAAGCGCGATCGGTCTTGCCAGGGCAAGCCTGAAAGCCGCGCCTGCCGAAAACAGCCACGCGCCAGCCGCTGATGCGGCCGGCCGCAAGACCACCCGGAAACCGGTGAAGGCAAAACGGCGCAAGTCCGGCAAAATCAAGCGGGCGAGACCGGCAAAGCAGGTTGCCGCCAGCAAGGCTGAGCCCGCCGGGATCCCGGATCATGGCTGACCGAACGGCGCCGCGTGCGCGCCCTGGCCGCAAGGCACCCGCCGGCGCCGCCCCGAAGCGGACGAAGAAGACACTTGGCGACGATTTTCTCGACGCCGTGCGCGCCGATTTCCGCGCCCACGGCGCCGGTGTCATTGCCGCGGTCCGGGCCGACAAGCCCGACCAGTATCTGAAGATCGTGCAATCGGTGCTGCCCAAGGACCTGGCCAAGGATCTACATGTCTCCACCGACAATCTGGAGAGCCTGAGCGATGACGAGATCCGCCGCCGCATCCGCGGCCTCGAAGCCGTCCTCGGTCCGTTCGGCGACCAGCCGGGCGGCGCGCCGCCACTATCTGGCGCTGCTGCAGGAACTGGACCGAAGACGCAGGACTAACCTGCTTGCATCTTACACGCCGTATGAACGCCAGGCCGAGTTTCACGCCGCCGGCGCCAAAAACCGCGAGCGGCTGTTCATGGCCGGCAACCAGCTCGGCAAGACCAGGGCCGGCGGTGCCGAATGGGCCATGCACCTCACCGGCCGCTATCCCCAGTGGTGGCAAGGCAAGACCTTCGACGCCGCCGTGCGGCTATGGGCGGCCGGTGTGACCGGCGAGGGCACGCGCGACAACCCGCAACGCGTGCTGGTCGGCCCGCCGCAGCAGCAGGCCGCCTGGGGCACCGGCATGATCCCCGCCGACGCCATTTTGCACACCACCATGGGCCGCGGCGCGCCGGGCGCGCTCGACAGCATCGTGGTGCGCTGGGGCGGTGGCGGCGACGTGCAGGCCGATGAATCGGTGCTGTCGTTCAAGAGCTACGAGAAAGGCCGCGAAAAGTGGCAGGGCGAAACGCTCCACGGCGTCTGGTTCGACGAGGAGCCGCCGCTCGATATCTATTCCGAAGGATTGACGCGAATCAATGCGACGGGCGGGATAACGATCGTCACTTTTACGCCGCTGCTTGGCATGAGTGACGTGGTGCTGCGGTTTTTGTCGGCGGGTGAGGCTCCTCCTTCTCCCCCTGTGGGAGAAGGTGGATCGGCGCGATAGCGCCGAGACGGATGAGGGGTGTTCCAGCGGAGTGAGGCGTTGGCGTTCCGCGAGCTGAGCGCTGGTGCTGCCGCAGCGACGCCCGGTATCTACCTCAATGCGGAACAAGTAGAGAGACCTTTAAACGAGGTGCAAAGAAGCAACGCAAATACAGCTGATTGGTTATGACGTAGGTACCTTCGCAGATATGGTATTGGCCGTCTGGGGATTCCTGCACGCGGTCCGGTGGGATGACAAAATTATGCGGCAAATAGATGTAACCACCGTCGATCCTTGACCGCACCGAAGACTGAGGTATGGCGCGGCAATCAGAACCACCGCAACACTTGAATTTCGTCTGCGGGTCAATCCTGTCTTTGTACCAGTCGTGGGCGCTAGCGGCCGTCGCCGCGGCGATACACATCGCCGTGAAGATGAATCTTCGCATGGCATTCCTCAAGCATCTGGCAGGCGCTGCTCGCTGGAGTGTCTACGTATATTAGCGTCCCGTTGAGAATACCATTGGCCGCCGACTGACAGACGCAGCTCCGGCAAGCGACGCTGGCTACTGAAAGAGTGAACCGGTCGAACGCGGTCGCTGAGAGTGATTGGTTTGACCCTTCCTGGCTATGAATGACCGAGGTGAGGACGGCAGCGACGTGCAGGCCGATGAGTCCGTGCTGTCGTTCAAGAGCTGTGAGAAAGGCGTCAAAAGTGGCAGGGCGAAACGTTGCACGGCGTCTGGTTCGACGAGGAGCCGCCGCTCGATATCTATTCCGAGGGCCTGACCCGCACCAGCGCCACAGGCGGCATTACGATCGTGACCTTCGCGCCGCTCTTGGGCATGTGGGATGTGGTGTTCCTCACTGCCGATCAAGTCAACGACATGGTCGAGAAACCTGCATGATAGGCGAGGCTCGTGAAAATTCACGCGCCATGGAGAATGCCGGCAGTCGATCGCATCGACAATCGCCGTGGCACGATCTACTACGTCAACCGACCCGGAATATCGCCTGGACCTCGGAGAAAGCGTAATGGGCCACGCTGCAATAGCACTTGTCGTCGGCGCCCTTTTCCTGATTCTTGCGGCGTTTCTGCTTTGGATGGCTAACCTATCAAGGACCGTCATGGGCAAATGCCGCGAAAGAGATCGCCAAAGACATTTGGGAAAATACGGTAGCGGTGAAGGCTCTCAGCGAACGCATCGACAAGATGGAGCGTTAGCGCAACAAGCATAGGCTAGTACTTAAGCATGCGAGAGGAAGAACGGCGTTCTATCATTCGATCACTGGTTGACTTGGATCGGCCGGTTGCTGAGATTAAGGCGCGTCTGGCGCCGCTTCCCTGGGATTATCCAAAACCGCTCGTAAGGCTAACCTACAATCACATTCGAAGCGTTCTCTTACGCTTTCTGGCGGGGAACCTTGACGCGAAGGACCTAGAGGAATGGGCCGAACTTGTTGAAATGCGAGACGACATCGAGTTCGCGGACGAACGGACGAAAGAGGTAATCCACATGCTGTCCACGCCGCAAATCCACTTTCCTATCGACGGTCAGCTTGCTCAGCTTCTGCTCTCGCCAATTTCAAACTGACCCAATACCGAGACTTCGGATGAAGGCTCCGAAGCTCGCTATCCTCGTCGCGATTTCCCATGCATGACACAACAGCCTGCCAGTTCGACCACTGGCTTGTGGATCGGGTGTGCAGATGAGCCGTCACGTCACCTTCATGACCATCGACGATGCCGGGCACTATTCGCCGCAGGAGCGCGCCGCGATCGTTGCCGCCTATCCCGAGCACGAGCGAGAAGCGCGTGCGCGCGGCATTCCAGTGCTGGGCTCCGGCCGCATCTTTCCGCTTCCCGAGGAGCTGATCGCCTGCGAGCCGTTTCGCCTGCCGCGCTACTGGCCGCGGATCGGCGCGCTCGATTTCGGCTGGGACCATCCGTCGGCCGCCGTCGAGCTTGCCTGGGATACGGAGGCCGATGTCGTCTACGTCACCAAGGCGGCCCGCGCTTCGCAGCAGACGCCGGGCATGCAGGTGTTGGCGCTCAAACCCTGGGGCGAATGGCTGCCCTGGGCGTGGCCGCGCGACGGCCGCCGCGAGACGCTGGAAGGGGCGGGCACGGCGCTCGCCAAACAATATGCCGCGCATGGGCTGAACATGCTTTCGGGCCACGCCCGCTTTGCCGATGGCTCGGTCTCGGTGGAGGCCGGGCTGATGGAGATGCTCGACCGCATGCAATCCGGCCGCTTCAAGGTGTTTTCGACTCTGCTGTCCTGGTTTGAGGAATTCCGCCTCTACCACCGCAAGGACGGCCAGGTCGTCAAGCTGCGCGACGATCTGATGGCCGCGACGCGCTACCGCAAGCTGACGCTCGCCTATGTCAGCGGCGCGGGAACCTTGCCGACGACGGCCAACGGCATCTGGCTGATGTTCGACCGCGCCGGCGACAAGGGTGCCGACGGGACAGGGGCGGGGGATTTTTCGGGGCCCGCATCTTCGGCGACCGACAACATTGTCACGTTCGCCGGCACGACGGGGAAGGCGGGCAAGGATAGCGGGGTCAAGGCATCCGACCTGATCGCCGGTCCGGCTTCGGCGATCGCCGATAACATCGCCACCTTCAACGGCACGACGGGCAAGCTGGCCAAGGACAGCGGGGTCGCGGTGTCGAGCCTCGCGCCAAAGGCCAGCCCGACCTTCACGGGAACGCCCGCCGCACCGACGGCGGCACCAGGCACCAACACGACGCAGCTTGCGACGACGGGGTTTGTCGCTGCGGCCGTTGCCGCTCTGTCAACAGTGTATCAGTCGGCTTCGGCCGTGCTCACGGCTCTGGCCGGCATCGGCACGGCCGTTGCCGGCGACATCATCTATGCAAGCGGTGCCGGAACATGGGCGCGCAAGGCCAAGGGGTCGGACGGGCAGATCCTTCAGCTAGCAAGCGGTCTGCCGGCGTGGACAACGATGCCGTTCACGAAGTCGTTTGAGAGCACTCCGCAAACTATTGCGTCGGGGGGCTCGATCACGTTGGCTCACAACCTGGGGGCTCAGCCAAAACTTTATCTATGCTTTCTTGTGTGCACAACGGCTGAGGGTGGATATTCGATTAACGATGAAGTCCCCCTAGTCATTGGACCGCAGGAAACCAGCACACAGCGAGGCCTTAGTGTCGTGCCTGACATCACCAATCTTGTTGTCCGTGTGGGCTCTCAAGCGGGCAGCGCATTCCAAATCTTCCGTAAGGATACCGGCGCTTACGCTAACATTACAAATACCAGTTGGAGGCTTGTTGTGAGGGCCTGGGCCTAAACCTCAAAGAGGCGACACGCAGAACCGAGGAGCGGGGAGACTTGCAAAACCAAATATTGCAGCCAATAAGCTGCGTATGAAATTTCTCCTGCCAATCGAAACAGCGGCGCACCGCGTCCGAGCTAAAATATTCGCAAGGCTGATGTCATTTGGTTGGTTCCGCTCCCTCAGCCTTCTGACGATGAAAGAGGACATCCTGCTGCTCACCAGGCAGTTCGGGGACCACAAGCTAATTTTTTCGCCACACGAGACCATTGGCCGGGATTTGTTCCGAAAGGGTCACTACCAGCGTGACCTAGCGACCAGGGTTCTGGAATTGATCGGGACGCCACCCGGAAGCACCCTGCTGGAAATCGGCGCCAACATCGGAACGCACAGCGTTTATCTGATGCTCAGTGGCAAGTTCGAGCGTGCAATTTGCATTGAGCCAGACCCGCGCAATTTCAAGCTTCTGCAGCAAAACTTGGAGATGAACGACCTCTCCGGCTCGGTGACAGCCTTGCAGTATGCCGCTGGTGACAGGGAGGGGTTGATCGATCTCTACTTCGAGGATGCCAATTTCGGCGCGAGTACCGTCATCAAACCGGAGGGAAAGCAGCGCTCGGTCCAGGTACCGCTTCGCCGCGTCGATGTCATCCTTTCGGAAGCCGGCACCAGCCCGGATGACATCGGCCTGGTGTGGATGGACATCGAAGGCGCGGAGCCGGAAGCCTTGAGTTCGATGGCCGATTTGGTGCAGCGTCAGGTTCCCATCCTAATGGAATACAGCCCGCAACGATATGACCCGGCAAAGACCCAGAAAATAATCGAGCTGGCCAGCGAGTACCGGCGGTGCATCGTCTTCGGCAGATCCGAAAGTGAAATGGATATTCGCGGCGTAACTGAGCAGCGCGACGTTCTACTGCTGCCGTAAGGTCCACGCCTTCCCGCTGTGCGCCTAGGTAGACCGCGAGCGCTTCTGGCGCCAAATGTCTAAAGGAGTTCGCCACAAGCGATATCGGGGCGCCTTCAAAATCTGCTGGCTGACCGGGGCGGATCCGTAGGTGTCAAAAAAATTCATGGACGCGCGGCTTCGCGAATGCCTTTTTGCCCCGCGTGTTGTAGTTCCGGATTGGCAACTGTGTGGGCTGATCGCCCGCCCCTCACGCATCGCCCCGCCTTGATGCCAAAGTGGTAGAGGCCTCCGAAAGACCATTACTCCTTGTGTTCGGGCGTCAGCAGTAGCGTCTCCACTGAATACCCAGCGAACGTTTCGGAGCGATCGGTCGCGACGATAATTCTGGCACCAGGGCAATAGTGCAAAAGCTTGAGGGCGCTCAGTAGCGCTCCGCGATGGTAAAGCTCGCTGTCGCCATAGGCGATGTAGCAAAGACGTCAGTAGAGGCCATCGGCCGTTCTACTTGGAAACTTCCCCACAACCCAAAGAGGCACTTCCATGGACCGCAATTTCGCGCGGGCGCTTGCGCTCGTCCTCAAATCGGAAGGCGGCTGGTCCGACAATCCGGCCGATCCGGGCGGCGCCACCATGAAGGGTGTGACGCTGGCCAATTTCCGCCGCTATGTGAAGGCGGACGCCAGCAAGGCCGATCTGCGAGAGATCAGCAGCGAGCAGGTGGCGACCGTCTATCGCCGCTTCTATTGGGACGCCGTCGCAGGCGCCGAGCTTCCCGGCGGTGTCGATTACGCCGTCTTCGACTTCGCCGTGAACAGCGGGCCGGGCAGGGCGGCGAAATATCTGCAGGCGGCGGTAGGCGCGGTGCAGGACGGCAGGATCGGCCCGGCCACGCTGAGCGCCGTCGGCGTCAGGCCGACGGGCGCCGTCATCGACGACCTCTGCGACGCTCGCCTGGCATTCCTGCGGCGGCTGCCGACCTGGCCGGTTTTCGGCAAGGGCTGGAGCGACCGTGTCCGGTCGGTCCGTTCCCAGGCGCTGTTGATGTCTGCCCCTCAGCCCGCTTCTGCGTCTTCGGCGGATCCATCGGGCCCACGACATCCGCCCGGGCCATCCACCGCACCCGGCTCTACGCCATCGCCTGCGCCGGCCGGTGCTCCCGTCGCGCCTCCCGTCGAACGCCTGCCGTTCTGGGCCGCGCTGTTTCAGATCCTGCAATCCATCTTCGCAAGGAGCCCGACATGATCGCCGTTCTCATCCGCATTATCCTGCGCTACGGCGCCGGTGTTCTCGTGGCGCGCGGCCTGCTTGGCGCCGATGACGCGGCAGCGTTTTCTTCCGACCCCGACATCCAGGCCGGTTTGGAGGTCGGCGCCGGCCTCGCCATCGCCTCGGCTACTGAGGCCTGGCATTGGCTTTCCCGCAAATTCGACTGGGAGCACTGACATGGAAGGGCTTCAACAACTGCTCATCGCCTATCTCGAAGCCGCCAAACCCTACGCCATCGGCTTTGCGGCCGGGCTCATGGCCGGGTGGCTGCTGTGAGCGCGCTGCTCGCCGTCCTGCTCGGCAACAAAGCGCTGCTGGGCTTTTTCGCATCGGTCATCGCCGCCCTCGGCTGGGGCTTTCACCAGCGCCTGGCCGGTGCCAGGGCCGAGCGCGCCAAACAGGCGGCCGCTGAAGCCGCGGCGCGCGCAGTGGCCGACCAGGTGCAGAACGATATCGGCGCACTGCCGGCGGACGCTGTTCGAAAGGAGCTGAAATCATGGGCAAGGGATTGATGATTGCGCTGCTCGTGGCGCTGGCCGGTTGCACGACTGCTTCGGGCGGCTTCTGCACGGTCTCGAGCCCGCTGCACCTGTCGGCCAAAGCCGTCGATTCGCTCTCGGATGCCGAGGCGAGAATGCTTTTGACGCACAACCGCAAAGGACAAAAGCTCTGCGGGTGGAGGCCTTAAGCCGATGCACGACCTCTTCGACATGCTTGGCGTCAAGGGCCCCGTCGTCGTCGCCGGTTTAGCCGGCGGTGTGCTGCGGGCGCTGTCGCGCCATCGCTACAAGTTGCGCGAGATGATCGCCTCGCCGATCTGCGGGGCGCTGGCGGCGGCCTATCTGACGCTGCCCGCCGTTGCCTGGTTCAAGGCGACAGGGTTGCCTATCCCTGATCCCGCCGACGACACCACGACGCTCGCCGCCGCCTTCCTGATCGGCGTCTCGGCCATGTGGATCTCCGACATCGTCTTCGAGGTGATCGTGCGGCGGTTCGGCTCGGCAGGCAACGAGTGATCCACTTGAGGTGCTGGAATAACCCAGCGACATTGCCTACTTAAGGAGCAATCCAAAGGAGGTATAAT